TGAACCATTCTATCTGAGTCTCTTTCTCTAGTCTCTCTATTGAGTCTAACTTTCTCCATTTCAGGATCAAAACCAAATCTGGTTTGTAGTAATTCATCGCTAATAACATTACGATCTGCTAACTGAATCAATAATGCTTTTTCAGCATCTTCATTGCTAAGATCCATTCTATCGAACTCTAATTTTGCTGAATACTTAAAACCCATACCCTTTTGTACTAATTCAAATTCTTTTTCCCAAAATGCAATCAATATATCTCGACCATATTGGAGTCTTTGTGTTAGTGTTTTTAAACTTATAAAATTATTAGTTGTTCCAGCGGCTCCGAATGTGCCCGTTAAGGTTGGAGGAATACCTAATCCAGCATATACGCTATTCATATGTGGAATATATTTACTTTCACCTAAAAACTGGTGAACATTAGTTTGAGATTCTAATAATTCTATATCTGGACCCCACACAAGGTCTAGGGTTCCGCCACCAACATTATTTTGTAAAATACTACTAAGTTTACTAGCAGCAGCTTTTGTTGGAGCAATTTTATGCTCAAGATTACCTAATTTAAAAATTCTAATATTACTAATAGCACCATCAAGAGCAGCCATATCTGCTAATTTAAGTTTTTCTATAACTGTAATATCATCCATGATACTATAGATCATAGGATATGCCCAAGATTGCCAATCATCTTTTTTGTAATGGAATACAAGAGTTTTTTGAGGATCAAGAGGATATGGTTTTTTGGTTTTTGCTGCTTCTATAATTTGAGTTGGTAAACCTGAGATAATAAGTTTTTCATTATCTGTTTTGGGAGAGCTTATAATTTTTCTTAATCCTGCCGGAATACTAAGTTCATATCTTTTTTGACCAACAAATGATGATAATGGACCAGCAGACACATTAACATAAACAGGATCTATAAAAGTATATCTCCAAGGTATTTCTCTTTTATCAACTGAAATATTGTTATCGTCTTGCTCTGTTGTATCTGCTGTAGCATTTGCTCTAAAAAATTCGTCAACAGTTTTTAGACTAATTTTAGCTGTCTGTCGATTTATAACAACATTAGCTACTCGATATATATTATTAAGAAATCTTTCACTACGTTCTTTGCCATTAACTTTCTTAAACCATTTTCTATAAAATCTTTCTGTTCTTTTATTTTTATGAACAGGTCTGATTCCTTGAACAGCAAAATCTGCCATAAGATCTATTACATTTTTTACTAAACCAACTCTTTGATAAACATCGTCTGCTCGTCGAATAATTAGTTTAATTTCTGTTGGAACTGCTTCGTCTGGACGAAAATAGTCGTATCCTCTGCGAGTTAATCCTGGCTTACCATGAATATTACCTGGTAAAAGATTTGAATAATCATTGCTACGATTTCTAAATCCAGCATTAGCGTGAAATAGGCCATATTCTTCTAAACATCCAGAAGATAATTTAAGAGCTTCTTGCTTGCTTTGAAGGTCTTCTCCCCATGTTACATATGCCTCAGAATCGGACATAATCACATTTTCAATAGCATCGCTTTTTGGATATTTTTTGCTCATAAATTCCTATTATTATTATAATTAGATTACAATTGTAATATACACACTACTTGTATATTCCCATATAAATATCTTCATTCGCATTATCTGTAAACCAGCTAGGCCCTTTATACATTTGACCATTATTTTTTACTGATTGTTTAGCATCTATTCCTATAATATCATAACTTACAGGTTGTAAAGTTCTATTGATTTGTCTTGCTAACATATTAGCTATAATTAAAGCACTATATCTATCTTTCCTCAATTTACCTTTTTTACCATTTGATGTTTTGATATCAGGAGTATCCCATCTGTCTCTTGCTCCTGAAGATTGACTAGTTTGGGTCATAACTATTGTAGTTAATTCATTTTTTAGTTCTTCTATTTCAAGAATACATTCGCTTAGAGTATCATATATTGGGTTTAAATCGGCAGTTTCAATATTTCTATTTTCTTGATCCAAAGCCAACACTAAACTAATTTCATCAAATCGTGGAAATAATAAAATTTTATCTTCAAAATCTTTGCGTAAACCATGATTAGCTTGTGCTGTCCATTCTGCTTTGGCAAACTGTATTAGTTCTAAGAGGTGTAATCCTGGTTGATCATCAGTATCTTTGGTTTTGTTTTCTATTACTGGCCATATTAAATGCTCGCCATCTTCAAGTTTAGCAGGATCATGAAGGGCTTCTTCTATAGCAATACCACCACCCTGAGCATCCATCCCAATTCGTTCACATGGAAATACCTTCATTAAATTTCTTATTTTTCTTGCACAAAAGGCATAGAAGTCATGGTCTGATATTAATCCTGCCTTCTTTCTTTCTTTAAAATTATTTCTATTTGTTGTCCAAGAATAGACTATTCTATTATGAGTTGGATGTAATTCTATAATAATTATACTAAAATTATCTTTTTCACTAGCTGGGTCAACTCCATAAACATACTTTAGTTTAGGATCTCCAGTGGTTCTAGGCTCAAAAATAATAGATTCATTATTGATAATTATTGGTGAATTTTCTTTTGTTACACAACTTTCTATCAAACTACGCTTGAAAAATCCATCACTATCCTCTGTGAAACATGCTGCGTATTCCATATTATAAATACCATTATGTATCGTGGCTTTTGCTCTTGCGACTTGCTTATCGTCCATAAAGCCTTTTGGTATCAATTCATAAGGCATGCGAATAATGCTATAATCTTTCCAATTAAAATTATCTGGTATTTCTCCTTTAAAAATTTCTTCTAATTTATGTTTTTCCCCTTTGCTTTCTATTATAGATTTATATCTTCTCCAATAACTTGCAAAATGTTTAAACCCATAATCAGCTGTGCCAGCAATTAACGCTTGATTACCCATGCTAAAACTTAGTGTTTCTAGATCATCGTTCCATAAACCAGCTTCTTTCATAGCTTGTTTTTTAGCTTCTTTTTTAACGTTTTGTATTGGGGTTGCGCTTACAGCAGCAAAGCCTGATACCACGGTTTCGTATATATCAGAACTAATACTAGCAAATTCGTCTGCTATAATAATATGAGCACGCAAACCTCTAATCTTTTCTCCTGTTCCTAGTGGAATAGCAATTGCCCAACTAGAACCCAATCTCATCGTGCATCTATCAACATCTCGTCTTGGACCGTCATCATTACCATTAAATATACTACGAATAATAGGACTATTTCTCCATAAAGTTTCCATATATTCGAAAATTACTTTACTCTGTCGAAAAGCGGCACCAACAATCACAACCTTAGTTCCGGGTATAAATATGCAACGCAAAAATGCATATAGTGCTAATAAAAAACTTTTACCAAAACCACGACTAGCAATAAACATTGGAAATGATCTAACCCAAAATTCTTGTAATATTGCTATTTGTATAGGATGTAATTCAACATCAAATAATAATTTACAAGTCGCCCCAAAATAATCTGGATCTCTTAATAACTTAATTAGATGCATATCTGGATGTTCTATGTCTCGTTTTTTACGACGAATCATAGGATTGTTGTTAATTAAAAGATGATCTAGATCACCTAGACCAAGCCACGCATCATCGTATATCATTATTCTTCTACTTTAGTAATATGATTTTTATATATTTTTTTCATTAGTCCAAGAGCCATAGTTTCAGCATTACTAGATGATCCACAAAAAACCACCCTAATATTATGTTCTATTTGTAATTCATAAAGGTGTTTCATTATATACGCTGGACTAATTCTTATTTTCCCCCATAGTTTTTTTGGAATATCGCTACCAATAGGATAGCTTAAAACACTATTCATATCAAATTCTAATAGTAAAAAAGAGTATGGAATTTTACTTAATCTATCTATAACATCTACAAATCTACTTTCAGTAATATTATTAGCAATTTCCGCCACATTTCTCTTTCTTTCAATTGCTACTAAATTCTCTAATCCTTGTATGCTATAGTCTCCGGTATCTAATTTGGCATGAGCTTTGTTGTCATGGTCATCAAAACTCCATGGCTTTTGCTCTCTAGTATCTATTATAATTGTAAAATCGCTCATTTTTTACTCGCTAATAATTTAAGAAATATACCAGCATAGTTATCTTCTTGACCCCTGATCATAGAGTGATGATTTTTGCAGAGAGTGATTCCATTATCTGGGTGGTATCTTAAGCCTGGATAATCTGCCCATGTTCTAATGTGGTGGGCTTGTAATTTTGTTTTAACTTTACAATTTGGCCATTGACATTGAAAACTATCTCTTTTGTATATTGTTAATCTCCATTGTTTATAGAGTGGGTCTGAATAGTCTCGTTTCATGGGTTTTTTAATATTGATTCTGGAGTAAGAAATGGCATATCTATTTTTCCATCTTGATATTCGTGATATTGAGAAAGATTTTCTCGTGCTTTGTCTGTGGCAATTTTAAGAATTTCCATTTCTCGTCCTTCTTTTTCTCTGGACGCCTCATCCTCTAGCATGCGAATTAAACCAACCCAACTGCTCTTGCCATCTTCTATTCTTTTGATTCTTTGTTCTCGTGTGGCTTTTAAATCTTTGCTTATTTTTTGTTGTTCTCCTAATAATTTAGTATATTCGTTTGTATAATTAGTTATACTATTACGAGCAAAACTTAGTTGTGTTTCGAGGTTGGCCAGTTTAGGAATATCTCGTTCAATTTCTGGTTTTTCATATTCATTATCTACTAATTTTTGTAATTTTTCAGTTTCGCTAATGTGTCGTTTGCGTTCTTTCATACTCCTATTAATAAGAATATCAATAGTGATAAATTGTTTGATCTGAAGTTCTTCAGCAGGAAGAACATCTTCTCTAAATTGTTTGATTAAATTAATCCACACATCTTCAAAATATTCTAATTCTCCGCTTTCTTCATCAAATTGCTTTTTGATTTCGTACCAAAAGGTTTTTCCATATAATTTTTGTTTTAGTAAATCGTCTTCAGCTGCTAGATTTGATGGAATTAGATTTTTGGTTTCACTAATATATCTTTTTATGGGTGCTGTGTTACGATTTAATTGAGCAGAAATCTGGTCTATTGTGAGAGTGTGTAGATTATCTCTGATGAATTTTTCTTCTTCAAGACTGAGTTGACCACGCTTTTTAGGAATTAATGTCATTGTCTTTTAATATTTTATGAATTTCGTTGATTAGTTTTTTCAATTCGGTTTTGGGAACTTTGCTACCACCAGTGACTCGCAAGAATATGGGGCGGTTTTTTATACTAATATTTTTATCAATTAAATTAATTATTTGTTTATTATTTATATTTTCTATTAAATTATCCGAACAAATTTCTTTACTATTTTCATTAATATTATCTAGCATTAGTGGCTTCATAATATTTTTTTTGTTATCATTACGATTGAACCATGATGAATAAAGAGTACAATCGTTTTTGTTAGTAAACTCAGAGCACATGCTAGGACATTTATCGTCTTTTGGTTTATAAAATGGACAATTTAAGCAGGGCTTGTCTGGTCTTTGATAGTTGTCTCTCTTAAAATTAAACAAACGATTTCTAACGTGGGTCCATAAGAAATTTTCAAGGGGGCGTTTATTATCGTAATTTTTTAATCCTTCCATAGCAAAGATGGCTGCTTGTTGCACCATATCTTCGTGGCTATGATATCCAAATTTAAATTTATATCCTAATCGTTTACTTATCTTTTTCCATACTTCAACAAATTCTTGTTCTGTTATTTTAGGATGAAATTCATTTTTGGTCTGATTCTTCTTGGATTTGGAGGGTTTCTTTTTCATTTGTTTGATTGGTTGAGTTTAAAATAGCTTCTAATGGTTGATCATTAGTATTTTTTAGTTCGTCTTCTGTAATGATATTTTCACTAGCAACTGTTTTTAGTGTTGACGATATTAAATGAGCATATTTGGGATTATTCATAAATTTACCTTGACCAGAATTTTACTCTATTTATTCTATTATAGATGTTTGATACACACAAAGCAAATTAATCAGGAGATAAAATGTCAAAAACATATAAAAAGTGGACAAAAGAAGAAATGGATTTTATTAGCAACAATAGCAAAACTATGAAAGATGAGGAAATTGCATCTTATTTAAGTAAGATAGATAGTAGTAGACAGATTAGTGTGGGAATGATTCGACGTCAACGACGAAAACTATTAATTTCAAAACCAAGAGGACGAAGACCATCAACTCAGCAATCACAATCAACTGTGCAAGCTACTGATTGAAAAAGATGGTTGATTCAAAAGAAACAGAGGCTTTGTGCTTCTGTTTTTTTTTATATATTGATGGGGAATTTGGCTATTAAACTGGCTAATTATATATGAAGTGCTTACTATGTTTATACCACCGCCGCCGCCGCCGCAAAAAACCCCCCAAGCGGGGGGAAACGAATAAACCCCCCTATGGTGGGGGATAGCATCATACCCCCCTATGGTGGGGTATAGCATTATACCCCCCAATTGAGGGATGCCAGCATAGCAAACCGTGTGCCATTTGAAATAGAATCCGCGGAGCAAACCGTGTGCCATTCGACAAAAATTCCGCCCAAAAAAGTTTTGGCATGATATTTGCTATTAGCCCCCTAATAAAATCCTAACATAATCCTAACACAATCCTAACTTGCAGATTAAAGTATGGCGTGTATAATGCCGATAGAGTTAGCAGGAACGATTGAACCCTGGGGATTGGAAAATGAAACGGAACGATATCAAGACGATACAGAAAAACGATACTTTTTATTGCCGTCGTGAAAATGGTAAAGAGTATATGGGCAGTGTGGTAAAGGTAAGCGTACACAATCGGGAGACTATGGTAACGGTTTACTTAGGCGTCGATGATGATGATACCCCCCAATATCGGGCATTTTACCCTTGCGATTGTGTCGAGTGGAGTGCTGAAACGCCGGAACCCGTATACGGGTAAAGGGTAGTAGACTGGCGTTTTTTGGGGCCTTTTGAATCCTCCCCCCTATGGGGGGTCAACAAATAGAGAATACCATGGCACGTATCACCAACGAACTTTTGGGTATGGTAAAGGTGCGGGATAATGGACGATGCCGGGCCTGTGGAATTGGGGATTTTGACGCGTTGCAAGCCGATCATATTGTGCCTGCTAGTCTGGGCGGAGAAGATAGACTGGACAATCTGCAGGCCCTTTGTGGAGTGTGCAACGGTAGGAAAGGTAATGTTAACGTGGGCGAATTGCCGATACTGTCACCTATTGAGGGGTTCGGCGATTTTAGGGAGGTTATGGTACGTAGGCAGAATTTCGTAGAATTGGTGAAAAGCACACGGGCATCTAGCATACAGTCTGCCATTCTGGAAGCCAAGCGTATGAGGGCCGATGGCGTGGAAGGATTCAAGATTCGCCGGGCCATGGCAAAAATGGTAGACAGCCGACACGTGGAGCGTATACTGGCGGAAAGCCGATAGACTGGACGATATGCGGGTCTTTAGGGTACGATGACACTAGAAAAAAGGATAGAAAAATGAGACTTTCCGATTGTTGCGGAGTTGAGATTGTGGACGATATTGCGGGTTGGGAATTGTGTCCGTCATGCTGGGAGCATTGTGACGTAGGATATGATGATTCGATGGAGTCGGACTATATTCCGGGCTTTGACGATGGAGAGGCCATCTAAACCCTAGACTGAACGTTTCGCGGTTACTTTACATTCTCATTACACTATAAAGGGCTATAAAATGAATGATGAAATTCGCAATCTGGCAAACGCTCTCGGTCTGGTGGTCGCTAGCGTTTGGGATGGTTATACTCGTAAATGGATTGTTCAAGAGCGGGATGGATACCGTCCAATCTTCACGACTAACGAGTACGATAGGTTGATTGAGGGTCTAAAAAATGGAGGGAAGTTTCGATCCCTCTAAATGGGGGTAACCCCACTAAGTAGGGGCAAACGCCTACCCCCGCAATGGGGGTGGTGTAGGCCTGTACACTACTGTACAAGTGTATACTACCCCCACTAGGTTGGGTGGGTGTACGCCTGTGCATCCCCGCTATAGGGGGGTGTCTCAGCCGATCCTATCGGCTTACAATAATGACAGTCAGCCAGTGAGTTCGTCGTAAACCCTTACAGCATAAGGACTTACAGCAAAATCGCGGCCGCAAAATCGACCTAAGTGCTTACGCCGCAACGACTTACGACAAATCGCCGTAGCAAATCGCGTGCCACAAATAAATATTTTTTCGGCATGATATTTGCACACTCAAAAAAATCTTTTTCCTAACATAATCCTAACTTGAACCCTCAAGTGTGGCGTGTATAATGCCGATATAAGAAGTAAGAGAGAAAGAAAGAGAGAGAAAGTTATGAGAGAGATGGTTTTTTTCGTTTCCGATTGCTGCAATGTTGAGAGTGATCAGGATCACGAAGTGTGTTCTGCTTGTGGTGAACACTGTGAGATTATCACTGAAGTTTACGAAAACGATTACATTTCCGGTTATGATGATGGGGAGGCTTGCTGAACATGAAAACGCTTTTGAAGAATGTTGGTTTCTCTAACCCCACCAAAGGGTGGAATGTGCAAGTAAACCTGTTTAGGTTCGATGGTGAAAAGCGTATACGTTGGGTTTATTCGAATTCGGAAATTATGCGTAGGGTGTGGGATAGGGTGAACCCTTCCGACCTTGAATCTTTCTACGCTTGGGTGCATGATAGCGTAAGCGATTTTGTGGCCCATGTTGAGAAGAGACCCACCTGATAGGGGGTATGCGGGCCGATCTGTTTTTGCTACAATCCATACGTTCAATCAACCATAAGGAATAAAAAATGAAGTCTGCTATCCTGTCTGATTTTCGTCGCAGCATCCTCGCCCATTTCGAGGGTATCGCTATCGTTCACCAACCTTCCCTCGCAGAGGGGGTATATGGCCCCATCCATAGCGAGAAGGTTTTGAAGTTCAATCGCAAGGCGTTGCGGAATATCGGAAAGCGTAAGGTTGAGAAGGTTGACCCCCGCGTTGTGGGGGGTGAGGATACGATGATCCTGCCCGTGGGAAAGCCAGGTAGTCGTGAACGTGTCGAGGCGTTGGCCGCTCAATATGCAGCAGCAGCAGGGGAGGAAATATCCCCCTTTGGGTGGGAGGGCTAATATCCCCCATTTGGGGTGGTGTACAAGTGTACAGTAGTGTACGCATGTACAGTGAAACACAAAACTTGACGCAAACCCTTATGGCATAAGGACTTACGACGGTTTCGCGGCCGCGGATTCGACGTAAGTGCTTGCCACGTAACGACTTACATCAAACTCTAACGCAAACGCTGTGCCAAAGATTTTTTTTGTTTGGCATGAAATTATATTTGAAAAATTCGCTTGCAACCTAAAGATCGGTCTGTATAATGCCGATATAATCACAACGGAGGAAACGATGAACGAGATGCTGATTCTGGAAAGCCTGAACGATTGCAAAACGCGAAACGATGTTGAAAATCTTTGGACCGCCACCTATCTACAGTACCGGGATAACGCTTGGAAAGTGTGGAAGCATTTTGAGGAACGTAGGTCAGAAGTAATCCACACTGTTCAAGTGTTCAGCGAATCATACAAGGCTAACGGTTGGGATTGATTGTCCCACCTAACCCTTCGGGTTTGGCTGGTGTGGCTGTAGTCAGCGAAAAGCGTTTGACTTTTAAAGTTTGGCCTGTAGAATACCGATAACTCTAAGGGAGAAAAAAATGAATCATGCAGAAGCAGTTAAGATGGTGCAGGGTAAGCGTGATAAGACTAGCCGAAAGATTGGTAATAATACCTACGCTGAAATTCTACATGATAATACTGTGGCAATTAAGTTGCATAGTACCTATGTGGTAAAGATTAATAGTAATGGTACGTATACCCTTAATAGTGGGGGTTGGCAGACTGTGACCACGAAGGATAGAATTAATCAGTATAGCCCGGTGAGAGTTTACCAGCGGGATTTTACTTGGTATGTTAAGATTAACGGTAAAGAATATCCGTTTATGGATGGTATGGTTGTTCAGGGTTGATTAACACTTTTAAGGAGATTTTAAAAATGGTTAAGGTTTATTCTTACTCGTGGCTCTGTGAAATGATGGCGAAGCGTAAGACTGTTACTGTGGGCGAGTTTAAGGGGTTGATTAATGGTATTCGTCCAGAGGATGGTAGTGGGCGAAATTGGCTTGTTACTGTTTGCCGTGAGAATCTGAAGGGTAATAAAGAAGTTTTTGTGAGGGCTGAATAATATAAAGGAATTCAAGGATGGATCTTTTCGAGCCTTATAGTTTAGTATTTGGTATTATTGTGGGTGTAACAGCGTGTTATGCCTTAAGCGATTTAGTTTTTCCAAAGGAATCGGAAAATGAATCTGACGATATTTGAAGGAATTACACTATTCTGCACGTTTATAGTGGGGTGCATCACGGCCTGGATTATTAATACTTGACGCAAAGCCTTGCCTCGTAAGAACTTACGACAAGGCCGCGGCCGCGAAATCGACGTAAGTGCTTACGGGACAACGGTTTACGATCTATCGCCACAGCAAACGG